CTGCTGCCTTTGAGCCAGATGCACCAGTCTCCGTCTCTCAGATCCGCCTTGTCAGTAATGTAATCGAAGTACTTACTGAAACCGAGCTGGTCCCTGTAAAGCCAATACCCTTGCGCCCAGTTATCCGGAGTCGGCGGGATCGGGATCCCAGCCCACTGTCCGAATACGCGGAAGCCATCCACGCACTGGACTCCGGCATAGTTGTCAAAATCAATAGCTTTGTAGATGTAATTTTCTACGAAAGCCAAAGGAGTTTTTTCCATTGGCAGCACTCCTTCCTGATGTAGTAGAAAAGGACAGCCTTTTCAGACTGTGCTTGAATTTGCGGGAAAACCGCCATGCATGCTGACGGCTTTGCCTGTTCCTTTTCGGAAACAATCAATAATTCCCTTGTCTCGGTATTTTGCTGATTTGTGCAATAACCTAAATGCAAGGGATGTTTTAACAAAATATTTTGCTCATTCCGTTTCTGTGTTTTCTTCTTCCACAGGCTGTTCTACTTCATGCTTGTAGCACTGATTCATTACAGGGAATGATTCATCACTGATGATGATTGCAGAATGTTTCAGTGTTTCACTGACTGCACCTTTAGACAGAATATCATGATATTTACTTTCTGCCTTCAGCCTTGCCATGTCAGGATTTTCATCCCATGCATAATGCACCGTGTGTTCATACTCTCCGCTGTTTAACTGTTTGATTTCAATGATGTAAAACTGTGTCATGGTTTAGTCTCCTCTCAAACGTTCAAAACTAGTTGCCTATAAGCATCGCCTTGAAATTCACGTTGCCTTCTTTCATTGTTTTTCCCATAGGTCACATCAATATGTTTGGATTGACATTTCGTTTAAACGGCTTAACGTCCCAGATGTAACGATAAAAACGGCACGAGTCCATGCACTTACTCGCAGATATGTGTTTTCCGATTCGCATGATTTCGAAGCAAAAGTGCCTACCGCTTCAACAAGTGATGGTATCTGATTTGTTTCTTTAGTAATCATAGCAATCCGTGTTCCATCGAAATAAAGCATTCGAAATGTTGAAGAAGAACTGTACATAATACGGAATCCGTTAGTGCTATTATCCGTTGCAACACTGAAAATTCGTATCTTATTATCCGCACCAATACGGTTCAATGCATCTGCCATGCTTGTTGCAGAGATCTTCCCTGCCAAAGTATTTCCGGCAGTGATTGCTGTTGTTGCAATATAGAGCTGACCGTTGTAAACAATGTACTCACCTACGCTGTGATTTGCTGTTGCAGGAGATGTTTCAATGGTGGCAATACTTCCTGCAAGTGTCTCGACTGTTCCTGTGCCTAAATTGACATTTGAAGCATCGAGATTCGACCATATTGCATTACGATCCGCTGACGACTGTTTGACAATCGTCTGTCCAGCAGTTCCACCCAAAGGAATACCATCTGCTCCTCTCGGAATGACAAAATCGAGAACAGCATCATACTGCGTACCGCTGTTCGTGACCTGTGCATTTGTCCCTGGCGCTCCGGTTGCTACTGTACCGACTGCAACAGTAGCCGCATCGCCTTTCTCTCCGTTTCCGGAAACGATCGTTTTGCCTTCTCCGTTCGTCACAGTTGCATTGATGAACTGAAGCACTGGCTGTTGCGGCATCTCTGTTCCGGATGGATTCTCAATTATATGGCCACCGCCACCGCCTTCAAGGATCTCCTGAAGTCCTTCATAAGAAGCATCATCTATCAGATGGTCCTCCCAGAACTGCGCATCTGCTGTCTGTGCCGGTGTGGTCGGTGTCCATGTTTTTTCTCTTAAATTCGGCATGTTCTATCTCCTTATCCATTTGCAAGCAGTTTCCAATTGCCACGAAGCGCACCGGATCGCGCTCTCCAGTAAATTTTTGTAGCCGCGTTATATCCTGCAACATCTGTCTTGAATTCGATGGAGTATGTGGAACCGGTAAGCGATGAAGTATACCAGTTTTTCACTCCCTGTGCTTCCTCTTCTCGGTTTACTGTTACAGATGAGAGAACTGCTCCGGATGCACTGACAATCTGCACAATGTTAGGAGTTGTCCCCAAACTTAAGCTGTGTCCGTAAGTGCTTCTGATATTGTTCCCCTCACTGTCCTGTGTTGCCTTTGTGGCGGATTGAGCAGATTGAGCAGATTGAGCAGTTCCGGCATTGGTGGCATAATCAGCTGTCGCCGCATGTATTGCTTCAGTGCTTTCCACCACTTTTCCGATGACCACATATGTATCACTGATCTCTTCGATCAGGACTCTGTCGTCTGCTTCCGGCTGATAGGAAGAAAGAAACATGTATTTCTTCGTTGTCGGTTCCGTCTCTCCGTCAACGATCAAAGTAACACCTTCGCCTTCAGTCAGTGCTGATATTTTCCCAAGGATCATACAAACATCTTCCTTTCTGCAGTGTGTCTCATTCTCGCGGAATTGACTGTCAGATCGATCTGCCATCCGGTTTCGATAAACAATCCATTGATCAGATCCGTTCCGATCTGGACCGCTGTTCTATATTCATGGCTCGGCTCTGCCAGTGTCGTGAACTCAATCGTCTCTGTGGTCTGCATAGCATTCAGCATCTCTGCATCTATGAAATTCCGAAGATCAGCCTCCGATGCCATGTTTCCCATCCTGTATACCTTGACAACTCTGTACCCTCTTCTGACTGTGCTGACAGTTGATGTCGGATCACTGTTCACCTTGGTATATGTGATCGGATCAAGCTTCGGATTGCTGATGACTCCGACCAGAACATTCGGCTTTTCATAGATGTCGGTGTTCTCGCTGATCGTGTTGATCAGTTTGAAATTATTCTTATCTCTGTAAATGAATTCAGGGACAAGTTTCTCCGTCTTCGCTTTCAGATAGATATAGCCATCAGATCCGGCATATACCGGATAATAGTTCATCTCCTCCAGAAGCTCGTTAATGATATCGATGTATGTCTCACCGATCTCGAACTCTCGGTCTGTCTGGAGTGTAGCTGTTGAGCTGTCTGCGATGATGTTGCCGAAACCGCACTCTGTCAGCAGACCGCTGATGATGGACATGTATCCTGTTCCTTGCGCATAGTATGCGCGGTCAGTAAGTGCCGCCTGTTGAAGGAGCATCGTCTCATCGTATGCCTCAATCGAATAATATGATCCGGTCTCTGACAGCGTTTTTGGTGCAGCTATGATCATGAATGTTCCGAGACTGTACTCTTGGCCGTCAACAATTAAAACCGGCCGAAGCCGGTCAGAAAACATGTCGAAACTGTATTCTGTTGTGTCATATATCGAGTCCCAGAATGACCATGTTCCATTGAACATCCGAGTGCCGTCAAAGTATATCCAGTCTCTGACTTTCTGCTTCACCTTCGTCATTACCATGCTGTCAGCTGACAGCACACACTGCATGCCTCTGTGGACTTCAGATGTGCTGTCATATTTGATACTGACTGACCGGCATTTCATGACTCCGATCGGAATATTATTCCGCAGAATGTCCATTCTGAAATCACGCATATTCGATCTCCTCATCGACATATGTCAGCTGAAGCTCTGCGGTCGTTTCGTTTCCGATCCGGCTCTCTACTCTTCCGACTGACACCAGAGCGACCCACGCGCCATTTCCGTACATATCTGCATAGAACATCAGCGATCCGAGCAGTTTATCTGTTTTGACATAATCCTTGAAGCTCACAGTGAATCCGCCTTCCTGCATCTTAGCAAAATTGTGCTCTGGCAGAGATGCACCGATATACTCCGCGGCCTCATAGACAGCATTCTTCTGGAAAGATACTCCGGTCGGAGTATTCATTCTTCTGTTTACCAGGTAAACCGTTCCGTCTCTTGTGATCAGCATGTTGCTCTTGACTGAATAGTTTACTGTCTGTGTCGCAAATGCGGCCCTGTAGTCCGTTGTCACTGCAATAACGGTATATGTCACCTGTCCGTTCGCGAATCGATCAGTGTACTCTCCGCTGACAGTTTGCCCGATCAGCACTCCGTTCCGTTTGATGTAATAAGCGGAGAATGTGTCAGAGGTCGTGATCGTGATAATGTTGCCTGATCCTTCATTCGTGACAGTAAATGCAGGAGCCGTCAGTCCGCTTGCAATACTGAAGGATCTGGAGGCCCATTCCGAAACTCGCCCATATGAATTGATGACAGCAACCTGTACCGTATAAACACCATCAGCGAGATACTCATCCGCCTGATATGAATTGCCGGAAGAATAAATCTGTCCGCTGTCATAAACAACCTCATTATTCTGGAGGAATCTGACTTCATATGCAGTCTGCCCTGAACTCGTCCACGACACTGTCGGCCGATTGACTGCTGTCACGTTTGTGATGGTCGGAGTTACCGGAGGAGCAACATTGATCCACTGAGCGGCAGAACTCCATGCCCCTGCCACATTGTTCTGATTGTATCCTCTGATCCGCCAGTACCATTTTCCGGCAGTCGCCAGAGTGTACTGGTATGTATTCTGACTGCTTACCACATGATTCGCGACTGTAGTCCATGACGATCCGTTTTGTGATATCTGAAGATCAAAAGCGTACTGTGTTGTTCCGGTGCTGATTGAATACTGCCACATGAATGTCACTGGTCCATATGTGACTTCATTCACCGGACTGATCGGAATCACTGTCGGAGAAGCATCGACTGTGGTATATGTGCCGGTCGCGCTTGTTGCTGATCCGCCACCAGATGCTGATCCTGTCAGATAGATGTCATATGTCTTGCCGGATGCAAGTGTATTCGCAGGTATGGTTCCGGTTGAGCCGGTAAATGAAATGGATGAGTATGAACTCGCAGATGACAGTTTGTATCTGATAGTTCCAGATGAAACTGTGAACTGTGACAGAATATTGTCGTTTGGGACTACTGCCGCAGTAATCTGGAAGGATTTTGTTCGGTCAATAAACCCACTGGATGGATTTGCTTCAATCGAGAAAGTCGTAACAAGCGTATATTCGAGATAGATATACATCTCTCTGAATGCCGCACCGCTTTTATCTTCGTATGGTTCAATCGCTATATATAGCGTATTACCGTTTATGTTTTTCGGAGTGTCTTTACTTTCTATTACACCAACATAATACCTTTCTGACAAGGCAGAATAATTCGTCTCTCCATAGGAAAGATAATTGTTGTCGGATGGATACTGCGCACCAATCTGTTTGTTGAATGAGTTCCTTACTTGGAATAATGAATACCAAGCAAAATGACCATTAACATATTCACGCGCTTCCATTCCTGCGAGCGAAACAGATGCATGCAACAGATTGCTTGGAATAGTAACCTCAGCGATGTAACATGTCAAACCGGCACTGCTCGTTGACTGACTGATCTGCATCTGAGCAGGATCAATCGCTGAAAGAAATCCATTTCTGTACTCATACACATGAGTGGGAGTTAAGTATATACTTGCCATATTACTTTCCTCCCATCCGTGTTGTCAGCTGTGCCTGTCTCTGGATCTCAAGCAGATCCTCCAGATCATTGATGTGATCGACATTGACTGTCATGTTCACCGCATTGGATCCCCATGCAGCAGAGTCTGTCCAGCCGTTTTTCGCCGCGTTCGCTTTGTCCCATGCATAATCAGAGTTACGCACATAATACGCATTGTCTCCTGCAGGATTTTTGATGATCTGGACTTCATCCCTGTTCATCCAGTTCTGAGCCTGCTGTGCAGTAATCTGTGTCATTCCTGCAGTCTGCGCCCCGGTATAATTGCTCCATGAGTCATTTATGTGCTTGTGGTTGATCGCATCGATCAGCGCAACGACTGAGCCAGCTGCAAGCGCAATCGCCGCCAGAACCGGCAGAAAGCCGCCCAGCGCTGTAATTGTCGCCGGAATCGATGCAGTTGATAGCAGACTCAATCCTTTTGTAACTGTGTCAACCAGCGTGATGCCCTTTGATACTGCCGTCAGGACCGGACTGATCGCCGCCCCAACCAGCAGCAGTGTCGTAATCATTTCCAGCGTACCGCTGTCCAGATTCGCAACGAATGACAGCATCTTTCCGCCTACATCCAGAAGCTTTTCCATTGCCGGGATCAGATTCTCTGCAATGGCTGCGCCGGAAGAAAGAAATGCCTGCTGTGCTTTTGCTTTCAGTTCATCAATCGCGTCGTTGAACTGATTCGCCGCATCCAGCGCATCCTGGGATAGAATCAAGCCGGCATTTTCAGCCTCTTCTCCCATCTGCCGAAGAGCTTCGCCACCGTCGTCAATAATGCCGGCTAAATCATTTGCAGATTTGCCGAATATATCCATTGCAGCCGTATCTCTCTCGGTTTCGTTCTGAATCTGAGAAAGCGCCTCAACGGTATCATAGAAGATATCCGTGACATCTCGGAAAGTGCCGTCCTGGTTCCTTGTCGCGACATTCAGATCCGTGAATTTCGACTCGGAAGATGCGAGCTGTTTGGTCATCTTCGCCGCCGCACCGGTGATCATCTCCATGCTTACATCGATCCGATCCGATGCATACTGCATCTTTTGCAGTTCCGCAGTAGTGAAACCTGTCTGCTTTGCAAGCGTGTTCAGATCGTCCGCTGTTGTGCCTGCCTTAACAGCAAGGCCAACCAGACCGGTCAAACCGGCAGCAGCTGCCGCCGACAGTGTTTTAGTCTTCTCTGCAAGCTCTCCGGTTTTCTTTGCCGCATCCTGCAGATTCGGTCCCATCTGCCGCAGCTCATCACGGTACTTTTTCAGAGACAAATTTGTCGATTCAATTTCACGCTTCAAAGCATTCTGC